ACTGCTGCTGTGGTTGCATAAACTGATTACGTGAATTTCCCAAAGTGCTATAAGGAGAATTAGGATAGGGATTGTACATTATCTAAGTCCGTCAGGTTGAACGTCAGCGCGGTAAGTACCGTACCTCCACGCCGTATCAAGATCGGTACTTGAAATTTTAATTGATCCCTGTCTTCCGCGTGCGCGTGTGTCAACCTTGGTTGTTGTAGTGCTCACAGTGTAGGGTCCGTGTGTAACTTGGGTACTGGCTGGGTACAATTTAAAGTTAAGCTCAACGCTAAGGTCACCGCTTTGGTTTTTAAAGTCAGGAATAAATCTCCTTATTGACATAAGCCTTTCCCCTGACTCCGGTATGACAAAGTCACCTGACTCTATGTAGGATGTCATGGCTGAGCCGTCATCGTTGTTTCCGTTTTCCTGTGCGTACATGAAACTTCTTCCGGCTGTAGTGCCGGTTATCGTGGTGATGGTCGTGGTTGTGTCCGTTGCGCTGTACGCTGTTGCGTAAGGATACTGGTAAACTCCCTTGTCCACCCATGAAGATCTGGAGAGGGTTCCTATGCACCAGACATTTTCCTGGTAGTTGTACGTGACACAGCGGTCAATTACGTTCGATCCGCTTGACGGATAGAACCAGGTAACTTCGTTAAACTCACTGTTAAGGGATGCGAACGTGTCCTTCTGGGACGCCACATCTATGTCAGTGAAAACATAATCCTCCACGGAGCATGGAATTTTTTGAACGGAACCGTCAAACTTGAAAAAGGAATCAATTCCCATCCAGAATGACCTTCCGTTAGTTTCCACAACCGAGTGAAGTCCTGCCGCTCCACACGCTGATCCAAGCTGGTTGAACCCGAAAGTAAATGGGGCCCCAATCAGCTGCATTTGGTACAGCGCAGTGTCAGTCCATATCAACACGGCACCGCGAGAACGGGCAGCGGCAGTTAGTCTACTGCCGTCCGTCAGTCTCTGTGATCCTGCAGTGTTGGTTGCTGTTGGGGTCCATGACGTATGATCATCCTGGTCCGACCACCGGATGAACATGTCATCCTGCGTGGCGGCACTCGCTATTGTTGTTTCAGTTCCAAAAAGTATAACGTGACGGTCCGTTCCTGAAACCATCGCGAATCTGCTTGTTGTTGGGGCATTGCTTACTATAGCCGCCACCGTTCCGGTACCGACAGATGTGTCCCAATAATAAAGGGATCCGTTAAAGAACTGGCACAAGGCGTCCTCGCCCCAGTTGTCAATTGACCATTTCCCCGCGTCAAGCTGAACGCTGTTGGGAGCCGCAAGCCCCGAACGTGTCGTTCCCCACGTTGAAAGTCCCCACGTTCCTGCGCCCCATCCATAACCCTGGATCGAAGCTGCCGGTTTTGTGTTGATTTCATATGATCCAGTGGCTGTAACACTGCCAGCTCCAGTACTTGTAGCGGTTCCTTTTGAAGTAATTACGTATTGTGATGTGGAAGTAATGGATTGAATTTCAAATTCTCCAGTGAGTTCAGCTGCTGTAATTCCATTTGCTGCCCCTGATACACTAGAAAGTGTAACAAAATCCCCTTCAACTGCTCCGTGTGATGCGTCAGTTATTGTTACATCCGCTTTAGCATTGGTGGTTGTTATATCCGTGATGCTTCCTGAGGCATCACGAACGGGTGTAATGTCCGACCATGCGTTGTTGGCGTAGACGTAAAGTTTTTTATTTGTTCCCGTTATTGTGTAAGGATCCCCGTCAAGGGAGAACCAAGCTCTCATTCCCCTTGCCGCCCCCAAAAGAGCGTCACTGGTTACCTTTGCCCATCCCCCTATTTTTTCGGGAAGACCATACCTGAACCTGACATTGTCGCCGTCAAACCAACGTCCTTCGGCCCCATATTCAGTGTCCTGTTTGTCTATTCCTGGTGATAGTTGGACCTTAACAAGTGCCATATTAACTCCCTATACAGCTGAATCGTAATGTCTTATCCAGCGTGCCGTTCCGTTTATCTTGATCATTATCGCTCCCGTCTTGGTCCCGGCAGTTGCCGTTGAGGAAGACAGACTGTTGGCGCTGGCTGATCCAGATGTTCCAACATAATTTATAAAAGGTTGGTCATCATCGCCTTGATCCAAATCCAGTACCGGAATTGCTCCAGTTGAACTATTTTGATCCACCTCCAGCTTTGCCGCTGGGGCTGAAACTCCAACTCCCACCCGGTCATTTCCTGCGTCCAGATAAAGAAGATTGTTATCAGAATCTCCGTAGAACTGTGCGTCCTTATCGGCGCCAGAACTGTTGTAGGTCAGTGTTCCACCGTTTAAAACAGTGTCACCGGATACAGTCAGGTTGTTGTTGGCAACCAAGTTTCCTGCGTCCGCCAGAACATCAAATGCCGTGCTTCCGTCTGTGTATATTAAATATTTTGCTCCTGTAACTGCTAGTGTAACGGCCGTTCCTCCAGCCGGTCCAAATGTTAAAGCGTTTCCATCCCTGGTTGTGGCGTCATCAATAATGTACCAGTAAGGATTGGCTTCACAGGTAACGGCCCTTGTTCCTGTTAATGTTCCTGTAAATTTAAGTGCGGCCCTGCTTTGTTGATCGCCAGTTCCACCACTGGATGCTGTTAAAGCCTGTGTACCACTTCCGGCAACGGATATGGATACATATCCCTTTACCGCATTTTCCATTTTTTCTAAATTTTCATTCGTTACAGTACCCCATGTTCCTGAGTTGGAACCTGTAGTCTGTAAGTCTAGGTTTAATATCGTCGAGTCAGCCATTTATCCTCCTAAGCTTTTGACACTGTTGTCCATGTGTTAGATGCATCATCATCCACCTTATTCCAAATACTGAATGCCAATGATCCAGCGCTGAATGTAGCTGTGGAACCGGTAACATTTACTGTTGCCCCTCCAGTAACTGTTGTATTTCCAATGCTAAATGTAGCAGATGAACCAGTTGGGAAATAGATTGATTCTATGACAACAGATCCTATGCTGAATGTACCCGCAGATCCAGTAGGGGTAACAAGAGCCCCTGCCGTAACTGATACGGATCCAACACTGAATGTCGCTTCTGAACCAGTTGGGAAATAAATTGATTCAATAGTGGTGTTTCCAACACTGAAAGTAGCACCAGATCCAGTAGGTGTTATACTAGCTCCTCCTGTTGCTGTCAAGGTTCCTGCGGAGAAAGTAGCCGTACTTCCATTGGGAAGAACATAAGTTTCAGCGTTAGATCCGGCAAACGGTTCAGCCGCAAACGCAAATTCAGCGAAGGACGCATCCGTGGTATATGTTCCAGGGTATACTACAACTGATCCCGCACTGAATGTAGCCGCGGAACCGGTTATGGCATATGTAGAAATAAAGGTTAAGGATCCAATGCTGAAAGTTCCAGCTGATCCTGAAACCTCCACTGTAACCCCAATGTCAATTGTAATGCTGCTGACGCTGAACGTGGCCGCTGAGCCCGACGGAGTAACAAGGGCTCCTGCCGTAATTGTAGCGTTTCCAATGCTGAATGTACCCGCAGATCCGCTGGGGGTAACGGTTGCTGTCCCAGTAACTGTTAGACTACCAGCGCTAAACGTGGCAGCAGATCCACTCGGTGATACATAAACAGCATCATCGCTTCCTGCAAAGGAGTATTCGGCAAAAGCATTCGCCGCAAAAGCGGCGCTTTGTATATCTTGGGTCATCTAAATCCTAAAACTTGACATTTTAGCACATTCCTGATATATAGCAAGAATTCATAATAATTGATTATGCATAAGGTAGAATGAAAGCAGAAGTAATCACAGATTCCTTTTTTATTGGCCACCATAAAATAGCCAATAAATACATTAAAGACCTTAATAAAAGGTATGAAGCCGCCAGGGACGGTTTAAAAAGCTACGGACCACGTTTGGCGGGTAGACTTGACAGTGAACTGGAAATGCTAAACATTATACAATCAACGGATTCTTTTCCTCAAATCGTTAAATGCATGGACAAACATATGAAGCAAAGCATTGAATTTAAATGCTTAGTAAGTGACTCCTACAATTTGGACATCATAGGATGCTGGATCAATGACATGAAAGGAGGGGAATACAATCCTCCACATACCCATCATGACGGAACGGGATGGTCAACGGTTCTGTTTTTAAAGGTTCCCGAATTCATTAACGACGCAAAAGATCCCCACAAGTTCAAGGACGGAATGCTGTGTTTTATAATGGGAGGAAACACCACTTATTACGTTGCCCCTAAAGTCGGGGATTTTTATATTTTTCACGCCCGTCACCAACATTGCGTAATGCCCTTTAAAACCAAGGACCCCAAGGAAATCCGTCGATCCATGTCCTTTAATTTTATTGCAAAGAATGATGGAAACATATGACTGTTAAAGTATTTGATAGCGTTTTAGAAAATTCTTTTTTAAACTTTATCAGAGAAGAAATTAATATATTGGCTTGGTCAAAACAACAATCGAATTTGAATAATAAAAAAAATCCCGTGTTTTTTTTTGCTTCTACGCAAGAAAATTTACTTTCTCATCAATTTTTGTTTAATTATTTTTGCGATAAATATAATCTGTCTAACAAATTTTTAAGGGCCTACGTTAATTGTCATCCTCCTTATTCTGGTGGACAGTTTCACGCTGATGATGGCGACATGACTTTTATATTTTATCCTGACGAAAAAGTAAAAAATAAAGGAGGAACCGAATTTGAAGACGGAACTAAAATTGATTATAAATCAAATAGACTTATTATTTTTGACGCAAAACTTTTGCATAAAGCCAGTGAAAATTTATCAAATGAAATGAGACATTCAATAGCATGGAAAACTTTAATATAGAAAAAACCAATGATCCGATGGAAATAACTAAACATAATATTTTTATTAACGAAGCATGGTCTTTTACAATGCCTAATCACGAAAAGTGGAGGAAAGAAATTAAAGATATAATACTCGTAGAAAACAATAAAGAAATACATAAGCACACAACAATTCCAGAAGAAGACTGTAACGTTAAAGCTAGAAGAACCGCATGGGACTCCCATTATCGGTATCCTCAAATACGATCCTTAAGTGATGCATTAGTAGACATTATAAAGGATTGGATCAAGAAAGAAAATTTTGATGCACCTTATATAAAAGTACACGACTGTTGGATTAATTGGTATAATAAAAATGATCATGCGGTGCCTCACGTTCATGGGACGCATTTATCATTAGTCTATTTTGTAGATGTGGAAGATTCAGGGGCAGACTTTTTATTTCATAAAGACGGGAGATTTGTATTAAGAAGAAAAGAAGACAATGAAACATTTCGCAATAATCTTAGATCCGTGAAAGTAAAAAATGGAACTGTACTCATGTTTAGCGGAGATTCAATGCACTCCGTCACGCCTAATTTATCTGAACACACTCGTATAACTTTCGCTGTCAATTATGGAGTGGATTATAGCGACAAAAGAGAGGATTATTAAATGTTTGAAAAGAAAATAACTTTCATCGCCATTGAGGAAAAGTATGAAAACATATGGCCACATCCCCAACCTGCCAGTCATTTTATTCCGCAAAATTATAAAAATTTAAAGCGTCATGAGGATAATAATCTTCACAAACCAACGGTTAAGACGTGCATCCCTTTTTTGGATGCCTTAACTTCTGGATATATTATTCCTTTTGACCAGGATTATGTTGTGGATGCAACGGAAACCGATTTAAGTATATCGTCTGCCAACAAAGAACCTGAACCCGCTGGATTTCATAGTAAATCTCAGCTTCCGTCAGGGGATGGCAACGGAAAAGAAAACGCGGGAAAATTTCATAACAAATGGCTAATCAGAACCCCACCAGGATATAGCTGTTTATTTATTCACCCCCTTAATCGGACAGAAGAACGTTTTGAAGCCGTATCGGGAGTGGTGGATACGGATACGTACATTAATGTAATTAATTTTCCTTTTCACTGGAAAAAATGGAACCAGCAGACCCTTTTGAAAAAAGGGGAGCCCATGATTCAAATAATTCCATTTAAACGAGAGTCATGGAAAAAATGGTCGGGTTTTACAATGGAATTGGCTCATGGAAAAACCCTTCGTCTTGTAGAAAGTGAATGGGTAGATAGATATAATAAAATGTTTTGGAAGAAAAAGAGTTTTAAATGATAAAGATTGAGGATTACGTTGTAATTATTAAAAATGTTTTATCTAAAAATGTTTGTGAAGAAATAATAAAAGACAAGAAAAACGCCTTTATTCGTTCGGGTGTATGGGATAATGAAATTACTGATGCTAGAACATGTTATGAAAGATGTGTCTCACAAGACTTTAACGATGATATCTATAAAGGAGTTGGTAAAATCCTTAAAGAGTATAAAAATATATATCCCAATTTTATGACGGGTAGTTCTATGGAAGATACTGGGTACATCCATTTATTATATAAAGGGTCAAACAAGGGGCACTACAAGGAACACACGGATCATTGGGACCTATTTCCTAGGGTATTGAGTTGCTCTATTCTTCTTAATGATGATTATGAAGGAGGAAATTTTGCTTTTTTTGAAAAAGAACTAATCCTAAACGCTACACAAGGGGAAGCCATTGTTTTTCCCAGTAATTTCTGTTTTCCCCACGCTGTTTTGCCTGTTACAAAGGGAAACCGTCATTCCATCATTACATGGATTCATTAAAAAAAAATAAATACGTATACGTCAATAATATGCTGTCCATGGATTTGGTGAAATACATCTCTACTTGGCATTTAAAAAACTATGAAAAAACACTCGCAGATGAACAGGTTCCTCTCGCTTTTTCAATACACTCCAAGGAGTCAGAAATTTATTATCATTTACTTCATCATTTATTACCCGTCATGGAAAAAGAAACTAATTTAAAGTTAAAGCCCATGTACTGTTACAGCAGGGTTTATTTAGGGGGAGCTGAATTAAAAAAACATACTGACAGAAAAGCTTGCGAAATAAGCGCTTCTATAACTTTAAGATATTTTTACCATGATAAAACATATCAGTGGCCTCTTTGCATGGGAAATATACCCATCAACATTAAGTCAGGTGACGGGGTTATTTATAAAGGAGAAGAGATAGAGCACTGGAGGCCTGTCTTTCAACAGTCCAAAGAATGTTGGCATCATCAAGTTTTCGTGCATTATGTGGATTTAAATGGTCCTTATTCTAAGGAGAAAGAGGAAGTTAAGAATAATTAGGATCGTAGTCTATCCAGGTTTTACCACTAGCGTTAGTCGTTCCATTAGCTTCATCGTCCGCTACGGCGGCGTCATAAGCGGCTGTGGCAGTTGTTATTTCACCTTTTCTGGTTTCCCCCCATGCAAGAAGATCAGCTATGGTTGTTGATCCAACAGCGTCGGAAGTAGCATTCAAGTCTGTATTTCCCGTCATATTTCCAGTTGCAGGATCTTTGTTTTGAATTTCATTTTGACCAAGTAGTTCATTCCAAATAACAGCATGAAGAGTACTAGGTAGCGAAGGCATTGCGTTTCCCTTATTCGCCCAATCAATGTGATAGGAGTCATCTATTTTTATATAACCCTCATTAATTATTACAATTTGTGTTGCCATAAATATTCCTTAATGTTTTATAATGTAGTTAACCACCACGTAAGGTGAAAAGGAATTGTTTCCCGCTGCCGTTACCGTTCCCGATAAAGCGCCACCGCTGTTGGTGGAAGATACAGCTACCGTTCCCGTTAAGTTCCCCGTTACCGTTCCCGTCATTGATCCCGCCAAGGTGTGCGCGTGATTGTGTCCCGTTCCAGAACCTGTATTAGCAGTGTCAAGTGAATATGCATTTGGGTTCTGCCCTCGACCAGGGTTGTGGGCACCTCCAGGTGGGTTCAAACCAAAAAGTTCATGACCATGGGAGGCTAACTGAGCCTCGGTGAGTGATGTATTGGAAATGTTTCCCGTTACCGTTACCGCTTGGTTATTGGTAAGGGATACCGCTTGGTTGTTTGTTACGGTTGACGTTGTTGTTACTGAACTTACAGCCTGGTTGTTGGTGACCGCCACGGTTACCGTGTTGGCGCCTCCCGTTCCAGCCAAGTTGTATGTATTGCCGTCATATCCCTGAGGGGTCTTGCCC